ATTTGTTGTAGAGGATGGGTTAACAAGTGCTATATCCGGAGCCGGTGCTGCACTTGGATTATAATTTATATTAGGAGAAATATATAATGGCTTTACCAAAACTGAATAGTTCTAGGTATGAAACAATTGTTCCATCCACAGGACAAACTATAGAATACAGACCATACTTGGTTAAGGAAGAAAAGATTTTAATGATAGCATTAGAATCCAGCGATTCACAACAAGTAATGAGAGCTGTAAAAGATGTAATTAGGGCATGTGTACTTGAAGATATTGATATGGAAAAACTAGCTATATTTGATATAGAAAGTTTATTTTTAAATTTAAGAGCTAAATCTGTAGGAGAAATAGTATCACTTAACTCTAAATGCAGTGAATGTGAAACAGTAAACCCTTACAGAATTAACTTAAGTGATATAAAACCACCTGAGGTTAACACTAATAGGATGGTGGAATTAACTGATACAATTAGTGTTAAATTTAATTACCCTAAGGCTGCTGATTTAGAGAAATTTAAAGAAGGCGAATTAGAAACTGTTGATGGTGCTTTTAAATTAATTAAAAGTTGTATTGATGGTATATACGATGATGATAAAGTTTACCCAGCTAAGGATGAAACGGATAAGTCGTTAACAGAATTTTTAGATGGATTAAACAATGTGCAATTTGGTGCACTTACAGCGTTCTTTGAAAATCTACCAGTGTTAAAACATATGATAGAATTTAATTGTATTAAGTGCGATAAGAAGAACGAAATCGAGTTGAGAGGACTGCAGAGTTTTTTTACATAAGCCTCTCTCACGATAGTTTAGTAAACCATTATAAAACTAACTTCGCGATGATGCAACATCACGGATATAGGTTAAGTGAACTTGACGATATGGTACCGTGGGAACGAGAGATATATGTCGCTCTTCTACAGGAACATATTAAGGAAGAAAACGAAAGGTTGCAAAAAGAGCAACAAAAAAGGAACCGATAATGGAAGAAGAAATTAAGAAAAGTGGCCATCATCCCGCTGATGTAAATGGCGATGGATATGTTACACCAAATGAACAGGAAATGTATTTAGAATTTAAGCGTAAAGAGCTTGAAGACCAAGATGCAATGAGAGATGCTCAACGAAAGATGGCATGGTTCTCTTTAGGTGGTATGTTACTATACCCATTTGCAGTTGTATTGGCATCATTAGCAGGATTAGATGAAGCACAAAAGACTCTTGGAAGTATGGCTCCAACATATTTTGTAGCTGTTGCAGGTATTGTTGCAGCGTTCTTTGGTGCACAAGCATTAGGTAAAAAATAGGAATAAAAAATGGCAGAAGATACCGGTAAAACAGTTCCAGGATTATTAACCGAAGTTGTTAAAAAACTAGAAGCAGTTGATAAGACTCAAGACACTACTGATAAATCCATTAAGGATGAATCGGCTAAGCAACAAGCATTGTTACAAGTAGGGTTAAACATGAGTGCTGAACAAGTTTCAGCTGCCGAGGCTTTAACCACTGCTTCTGAAAAGAGTGTACAAATTCAAGATCAAGTTAGAGATGCAGACCTGGCTAAAAAAGGTAAAGATGCAGAAAACGATAGAGAATCTGGAAATATCTTTAGCAGAATGCTTGATTACCTTGAAGGTATATTCGATAACACTATTCCTAAAGCAGAAAACATTAAATTTGATGGAATTGGCCAAGCTGCAGGTGGATTTATTGCTGCTATTGGTGGTGCACTTATTGGATTAGGCGTAGGTATCGCAGCTGGTCTATTAGGTAATGTTAAATTAATTCTTGGTGGTTTTACTAAAGTACTTAAACTTGGATTTACCAAGCTCGGTGCTTCTTTGGCCAAAGCCTTTCCTAAAACAGCCAATCTATTAAAGGGTATTAGAACTTCCATTAGGGCTGCTGCTAAAACATTTAAAAACTTCTTTAAAGATATACCTAAAGCCTTTAAGGCTGGATTTGCTGGTTTAAAAACATTTAGAACTTCAGTAGGTCAATTTGGTAAGTTAGGATTCTTTGGTAAGTTAGGTGCTCTCTTAGGTAAAGGAGTTACAGCACTTAAAGCAGTAGGTAAATTCACTGGTATTACTAAAGGATTTGCAGCTATTTCACAGGCTTTTAAATCATTTAAAGGCGCGGTCGGTGGTATTTCCAAAGGTGCTAAACTACTTGATCCTATAAAGAAATTCCTTAAGCCTATAACAGCAACATTCAAAACATTCTTTACTGCCTTTAAATCATTTGGTAGTGTTATTGGTAAACTATTCTTACCAATACAAATTATAATGGGTATTGTCGATACTGTTAAAGGTGCTATTAAAGGGTTTACAGAACAAGAAGGTGGTCTTGGTAAAAAGATCATGGCTGGTATATTCGGTGGATTCAGTGGACTACTACAAGGATTAATTGGTATGCCTTTAGATTTACTTAAAGATGGTATTGCATGGTTAATGGGTAAGTTTGGATTTGATGATAGTGCTGAAGCTCTTAAAAGCTTTTCCTTTAAAGATATGATCGGTAAACTCTTTGATAAAATTAAAGAAGCAGTATTTGGTATTATAGATTGGTTTGGAACACTATTTAGTAATCCAATGGGTGCACTTAAATCGTTGGTTAGTGGTGTAGGTAATATAATGAAAAAGTTTTATGCTAGCATACTTAGACTTATTCTACCTGACCCTAAGGGAGAAGGTGCATGGTATAATCCAATGAATCTTATTTCAAACGTTATCCCTGATAGTGTATACGAATTTGCTGGCCTTGATCCAGAGACAGGTGATAGGATTCCAGAGCCAACTGATCAAATCGAAGGAGCTGGTCCTCAAGTTATGACAGGTGAACAGATTGGTGAGACATCTACTGAGAACCAAACTATTAAGGAAGAGTACACTAAAGAAATAGTAGTACAACAGGTTAATAATCAATCTAATACAACTACTACTACAACCTCATTCAGTAATACTACAAGTTCTAGAAAGCGTAGAGATCTAAACCTAGCCAATCAGTAAAGCCATCCTTGGCAGTAATTCTATTCCTCTTCTGGTTTGGTTGCATCTGTGCCAGTCTTGTCTGCAACATCTTTAATAAGATTAGATGTTACATCCAATACACCTGCGGTTACACCAAAGACATCTGAACCGACACCTTTAATAACACCACCAGTACCATCGATAGTTGCATCGACAGTTGAACAAGCAGACAAAACTAATGCGAATGCAATTGCAATAAAACGCATAATATTCTCCTGTTTTCTATATTACTGGATAACCAGACACCACGGTAATACCGTCTCATACTTCTATGTTCAGTTCGTGAACAAATTTATTTATACGCATAAAAAAAGGGACCCGAAGGTCCCTAAAAATGTGGTCTGGTTATAACCAAACTTTCTTTTTATGAGTTTGCCAATTTAGCAAAATAGCTGAGTGTATCTTCATCATCAGAAGACGCTTCTGCTGTAGGTGCTTCAGTGGCTGGAGCCTCAGGTACAAACTCATTTGTTGTAACTGATGGTGCTGTTTCCATATAGGATTCAGCAGTTGCTCCGGCAGTAACTCCAAGAACTTTATTTAACTTGGCTTTTAGCTCATCGTATGTTTTATAGTTCTTAACGTCAAGGAAATCACCTAATGAATGTAACTGTCCGTATACATCCTCTAGCATTCCTTCATCTCCACCGTGTAGTGCAGCTGGTGATGCAAACTCTGACTTATCATAGTTTACCCAACCTTCTACTTTACGAATCTTAATTTTAAAATCCGCACCTTCCCAGAAATCGTATGGATTTACTGGTTGCTCATCTTCAAATTGTGGTTGCATAACATCCATAATCTTATCAAAGATTTTCTTACCAAATTTATAAAGGAATACTTTACCTTCATTCTCTGGGTTAGATGGATCAGACACGACCATAATGTTTGACACATAATGTAAACGTCTTTTTCTATCACGAGCGGTAGCTTTATCTTCATCTCGACCAGTATTCCACAGCTCTGAATTCATTTCAGATACTGGATCTTGCTGACCAACAGAAGTTAAAGAATTTTCGATATACCAGAGACCAGTAGGGCCTTTAAAGCCATGATCCCAATATCGTACCCAAGGTAAGTCCTCTCCCTCTTTCTGAGGTAGGAACCTGATAACGGCATAACCATTACCTGCTTTATCCCTTTGGGGTGCCCAAAATCTATCGTCGCCGTAACCCTTTGATTCTGACTTTGGTGATGACACAGCTTCAGCTGCTTTAACGAGTTTGTCGATTGACGAGCCTCGTGAGCTCTTTAAGTTTGCAAATGACATAATATTTCTCCGTATTGCGTTGTATTAAGGTCTAAGACCTTTTCTGTTTTATCCACGTTATTCATAATATAGATCTATTATACCATATTTCTATGGTTTTGTAAAGGACTTTCTGATTAAATTTGTACATTTACCAGAGTCGTACTTTACGAAGGGTTGATACTTGGTAACCTTTCGGAATATACCAGGCCATGAAATGGTTTCTGTTATACTCTTATTGGCACCTTGCATAAACCCAGTTAAGGAATTAAGAATAACTACCGTTTGTAACGATATCTCTTCTTGCATCCAAAGCGTTATAATCAGAGGAGGTTGATTATGCTCTTTAACGATTAATAAATCATCAAAGGTTAAACCATTGCTCTCTGAATATTCTGCAAGTGTATTTATATCAATTGAAAACACACGATGCAGTGATTCTTTTATTCTTTTATGCTCAAGGTAGTTCCTTTCACCGTCAGTATTAATCATATCACCAACGTATGATACATCATTAACAAAGTTTGCAATGAGGTATTCAGTGATATCTTTACCGTAGTGTTTACCTAATTTTGCAAAGAAGAATTTGTCTCTTCGTTTAAAAAATGATTGAGGTTTAACTGAGGTTTTAAAATTATACTTTATAGCATCATAGCCATCTGTCTCAAAGTGTAATTTTAAAGACTGATATAGTTTATAAACGTCGTATGGATCATTCATTCTAGATAGGTAGTTTATTTCCCTTCTCCGCTTCAATGAGGTTTAAACCTGATGCCTCGGCCTCTAATTTGGCCTTAAGTGCATCACTTAGTAATCTCTTAATATTACTATAGTCCATTCCTCTTTCCTCTATTACATAAGTCATAGCGTCTATATAACTCATATTGTTTTTTGCGACTAACGATTCAACTGCTGTAGTGAAT